GGGTCGTTAGCGCAGTTGGTAGAGCGTCTGCCTTACACGCAGAATGTCGGGAGTTCGAGTCTCTCACGACCCACCAAACAAAGGAGTAATTATGAGCAAAAGTGAAGATGTAATTAATAGAGCATACGGACACATTGTAAAAGAAGTTAATCCTATAATTAGTTTTGATATCATTGTGTTCCGAGGGTTCAAATACTATTGGTATAAGTTGATTAGAAAAGTAACAAGATAAAGGAAAAATATGTCACAAAGCAGAGCAAGATATACAAGTGAAGAAGCCGCAAATATGGTAGGCAATCGTTTTGATTTAGTCCTTATCGCCTCACAACGGGTAAGAGAATTAAAGCGCGGACATCGTTCACTGCTTAATACTAAAGCAGGACCAATGGTAACTGCATTAGAAGAAATTGAAGCAGGATTAGTTGGACGAGAATATCTTAAACGTATTAAAAAAAATTTATAAACAATATCTCGGTAGCTCAATTGGCAGAGCACTGGTCTCCAAAACCAGGGGTTGTAAGTTCGAGGCTTACCCGGGATGCCAAATAAAGGAAAGTTATGCCTGCTGTATTTTTAACAAGTGACACCCACTTTGGGCATGCCGGAGTATGTCATTTCACACGTAACGATGGGGTTACAAAACTTCGCCCATGGACTGATCCAGATGAGATGGATGAAGAAATGGTTAAGCGTTGGAACGAAACAGTACGACCAAACGATAAAATATATCATTTGGGCGATGTAGTTATCAATAGAAAAGCATTAAAGATTATGAGTCGCTTGAACGGTGACAAAGTATTGATTCGTGGTAATCACGATATCTTCCGTGATGATGAGTATAGAGAACACTTCCGTGAACTACGTGCTTATCACGTGATGAATGGTATGATATTAAGTCATATACCTATTCATACAGAATCATTGGGTCGATTTGGCACTAACATTCACGGACACTTACATGCTAATCGTGTAATGATGGAACCTGTAGGTAAGTATGGCATTCCTGTGATTGATCCACGTTATCATTGTGTATGTGTTGAACAAACAGATTACACACCTATCTTATTCGAGGACGTTATCAAACGAATTGAAGCAGAAGGTGGTAGTGTTGGATTTAAGAACGGCAACGGACCCACAATGTAAAATAGACCCTTCGGGGTCTATTTTTATTTACAACCGATTATCATAAATCGATTATATCCGTTTTCTTTATATTGTATATGTCTTTGTCCAGAATATAATAATTTAATTAGATTAAATTTATTAATTAACTCATCTAAACTACTGGTAATTTGTTTTATATACCAAGGAAATTCGGGATCTGTCATGTCGGTAGTTTGAATACATACTAAACTATTATTAGGAATAGTATCATACCATTTGTTACTATCCATTTGATCCATACTACAATTTATAAAAACACTATTATCACAATTACTAAAATCATAATCATTAACATCCTGTACATGGTTATGTACATTTGGTTTCTCAAGTTTCCACATATCACACACACGATTAGCCTTAGCAATTGCTTCCGTATCTATATCATATCCGTGTACAACATTATAATATTCAGGTTTACGGGTAAGTAGCATGAATGCCATTAAATTATCCCAACATCCCAATATATGTAATGAGGGCTCTTTAATAAATTCACTATACATTACTACTTCCAATTCCTCACACAACCACAATTTACTTTTTATTAATCCGTGATAGAAGGATTCATGCGGATCAAATTTATCTGAATTTGTCATTTTTTGTCAACTTGTATATTTAATAATTCTTTAATAATGGTATTCCACTCAATAATATTCAACATGTCAATATTTAGTGTAAATAATAGTATATTATTAAATTTGCACTAAATACGATTAACACCCCAAGGATTAAAATGCTCCACTTCATAACAGACTTAACACACAAACTATTAAACTTTATCAAAGACGACCCAGTTAGACCAGAAATTTCTACCGATTTTAGAGTAAGTAATGGTAGAATAGTTGCGGCATTATCTGATAATGATGATGACCCGGACGCAATGGTTTGTGTTAGTTTCCACGATTTTGTCCCAGCCGGAGTAGATGATTTATCTAATGTATCCGAAGTTCCAACTACAGCAGTATTCTATACTATTTGGAGTTATAAAGCCGGTAAAGGTCGTGATTTATTAATACAAGCGGTAAAAGGTATTCAGGAGCAATATCCTAGTGTAAATAGATTTGTAACATTAAGTCCTAAAACAGAAATGGCTAGAAGATTTCATTTAAAAAATGGTGCTATTATATTCCGTGAGAATATAGAAACCATTAACTACGAATATACTAAAACAGGTGAATAATATGGCAAAAGAAGTTAAAATGGTTAATACTGCTGAAGAAGTAGAGCAAATAGAAAAAAGCGCATTATTGGCGTGTGATTTTATATATGATACATTATTACCATTATTAGAAGAATTTGAAAATGATAATGACGATACAGATTATATTCCTGGTATTGCCACTCACGGATTATTTGTAGCATTAATACAAGAGTTAGCCGATTTAGGATATACTCAAAAAGACTTAAACAAAGAAATCAAAACTTATATGAATACTTCCTTGGGGGAAGTAGTACACTAAAGTACTACATATTTAAGAAACAAAAGTACTCATTTTGCCCCCTCAGGGGCTTCAAAATCGCTAGAGGAGTCAGGAACGCACTCTGATACACTTCTAGCGGTTTTTGCCAATATTTGACAATAAATGGGCTTTAGTGTATAATTCATCTATGAACTCAAAAATCGTCCGCAAACGTAGAACTGATAGAAATCAAGTCATTTACTATATCCAAGATACAGTAACACTTGAGTACTACATTGGTTTAACTGCATTGTCATATAAAGGCAATGTGTTTTTGACACTACGCCGTCGTATGCAAAAACACTTGCAACGTGCCTTGACAGAAAACAAAAATTGGGGTTTGAGTCGTGCATTACGTGAGCGTGGCGCTGAACGTTTTATATTTGGCAAGTTGGAAGTTATTCGTGGTAAGCGTCCTGCTCACGCACGTGAGACAGAATTGATTAACACATTGCAACCAGCATTGAACACATTTGGAGTAAAATGAAATTAAACGATATATTGCAATGGTCGGGTGCTGTGTTTGTTATTGTCGGACACGTTTTGAACTCAATAGGTCCTAGTGTTTACCCCTACAATATTGTAGCATTTACATTAGGTACTGTTGCGTTTTTATCTTGGGCCAGCCGTGTAAAAAATAGTCCACAAATAGTTGTTAACGTGGTTTCAATGATTACATGTTTAATTGGTTTAGTTAACGCATGGAGATAATATGAACAAATTAGTTAGAGATGGAATGGTTGCTGTATTGTATAGCCCTGACTATGGTTCGGGTTGGTATACATGGAATCAAGACGATCCTGAAATATTGTTTGATCCTGCTATCGTTAAGTTAGTAGAAGAAAACAAATGGGATGAATTGAAAACATATGTTACCTTAAAATATCCCAAGCTATATACCGGCGGTATGGACGATTTGAAAGTAGCATTGATACCTGAAGGTGCAATGTTCAGAGTAAATGAATATGACGGTGCCGAATCTATTGAATTGAAAGATGATGCAGATTGGTTTACCGCATAAAAAGAAAAATGTCCATACAGGCTTATAAATAGCTTTATGAACTTCTGGGATAATTTAGACTTGCACAAACAAAAAATATTTGCTATAATAGCAATGTTATTTGCATTGTATTGGTTGAGTATTCCCGAAGATGAACCCGCTCAACCAATCATTACACTTAGGTATAGGTGTGAATTAATTGTAAAAAATTCACACGAATTCCCAAAAAATGTTATTGAAAATTGTAAAAAACTTTTGAAAGAAGAAAATGAAATTGAGTGAAGTAAACCAATCATTGGATCACAAAATTACAGGTGGCAGTGAGTATCAATGGAACTGCTATCCTGCTGGTAGATACTTAGATTACGAAAGTGATTTTGCACACGTATCGGTAATTTATAGTACAGATGACCAAACAATCTATCAGGCTGAAGTTTCTGTTAAACGTGAAGCTTGGGATGAAGATAAGAAACCTTATCGTTGGTTGAATCCTGATTATAAAAATGCTTTATATAAAGAATCAAAAAAACGAAAAGTAGATACTGACATAGCGTGGGATAAAGTTAAGTGGATTGATTTAGAAATGAAGGAAGATTTCTTAGAAAAAGCTAAGGCTCTTTTCAACGGTGAAGAATGTGATACCCGTGTTCAGTTTCCAGTAGACCTTGATGACGATACTATTCTAAAACTCTCTATGGAAGCACATAAACGTGACATTACACTAAATAAGATGATAGAGATTATTTTACAAGAGGTAATCGACCGTCACCGTGTCAACGGAACACTAGCCTGACACGTTATATAAGTGTAACAGGAGATCGTTATGAAAAAAATTCTAATAGCATTATCATTACTAGCAGTAACTGGTTCAGCAATGGCTCAACATTATCATGGACATGGTATACGTCACGGTGGTTATTATCGAAGTGGTCCTGGATTCGGTTGGTGGGTAGCACCAGTCGTTACGGGTGTAATCGGTTATGAGATTGCAAAACAACAACAGGTTATTGTACAACAACCAGTTGTCGTACAAAATCCTCAACCTGTATCTGGTCAAGTTTGTACACCTTGGACTGAAACACAAAACCCAGATGGCACAATCACTCGCACACGAACCTGCAATCAATGACCAAACTAGTTGTAATTATATCGTTCATAGTGTATAATATATTATGAACGATATTTTTTATGGTATTTTTTCTTGGATAAAAGATGACTTTAAATCTAATAGAATTCGCTTTGTTATTGAGCTTCTTGCATGGGCTATTAGTATTGGGTGCAGTATTACTATGGCACTCACAGTCCCCAATCCACCGCTTCTTACTCTTTATCCCATTTGGATCACTGGCTGTGCTTTGTATGCTTGGGCTAGTTGGACTAGGAAATCTTTTGGCATGTTGGCTAACTATCTATTGCTAACCACAATTGATAGTATTGGATTATTAAGGATGGTTATATGACACAAACACAATGGGTACTCGTTGAAACGGTAAGTACATTCCGTCAAAGATATATGGTTGAAGTCCCTATAGGGATTGATAACTACGACAAAGACAAGATTGACTGGGCATTAGATACAGTTACTATGGAAGAGGCAAAAGAATTTAGTCAAGAACACATTGGTGAACTGATTGTCAGCCATCGTGTTGTTACTAAAGAAGAAGCATTAACTTTATGCGATAAAGATAATGACTATACTATTTCTTGGCCAGAAGAACAAAAAATAAATACTTTTTTTACACTTTGGAAAGAAGAAGATGTTATCTAAAATAGAAAAATATAAAAAATACTTTGCGTTTGAGGGTAAAGCTTCTCGTAGCGAATACTGGGGAATATACTTAATTGGTGTACTATTAATTATGGTAGTGGGGCTATTGGCAACAATGGTTGCACTAATCAGTACACCATTCACACTGGTATTGATTGGCTTTATTGGATGGATATCCGCATTAGCAATAGTTTGTGTAGGTAGTGTATTAGCATTTTGGATGTGGATCGCAACCGCTATCAGACGTTGTAATGATGCTGGTGTAAATCCTTGGTTCGCTATAACACTATTGTTACCCACACCATTAAATCTTATACCATTCGTTGTGTTTGGTTGCTTACCCTCAGAGGAAATTAAATGAATATACAAGAAACTTGGACTGATAACGATTGGAATAAATTTACTGAATGGCTTACTAGCATGTTACATATTGGCCCTGCCACTGTCACATTTACTAAAGCAGACGGAACTGACCGTGTAATGAACTGCACATTGGAAGAAAGTAAGTTACCTAAGGTTGTAATTAAAGAGGGATCAAAACCTCGCAAAGAATCTACTACCAGTATGCGAGTATTTGATTTAGAAAAGAATGAGTGGCGCAGTTTCACTCTTAAAAAAGTAAAACAAGTTAATATCTCTATACCATGAATGACTTTGAGCAAGGCAACATTCACTACATGGCTAAGGAATATTATGAAGCCACAGAATGTTATAAAAGATTTTTACAACAAGAGCCAGAAAATTATATAGCACTACATAATCTTGGAATCGCTCTTTGTCAATTAGGGCAGGATCAAGAAGCATTAGAATGTTTTGAATTACCTTGTAAACATGATTATGCAGAAAGTTGGCTTAGTCGTGGTACCGCCTTGCGTAATCTAGGTAGATACAAAGAAGCATTAATTACCTTTGCACATACATTTGCATTAGACCCCAAACATCCAACCGCATATAGCAATTACGGAAATACATTACGTGAGTTTGGATTGCCCGAACTTGCTGTGCCATTCTTAAAAATAGCACAAGAACTAAAACCAAATGATGTAAACTATGAATTGAATGAATCAGTATGTCATTTGATGAAAGGTGATTTAGTTGAAGGTTGGAAAAAATACAATGCTCGTTGGTATTATCAAAGTGATATCAGTTTCAAACCTAATTTACCCGGTCCTGAGTATGATGGTTCACAAGACATTGTGAATAAAAGAGTGTTAGTATATTATGAACAAGGCTTTGGTGATAGCATACAATTTATTCGTTTCATTAATGTTTTAAAACAAAAAGGGGCTATCGTTTTATTGATAACAAAACCCCAATTGTTTGATTTGTTTAAGTTTAATTTTCCTGATTTAGAAGTATTAAATGCTGATGACCAATTACCTGTATATCATTTTCATGTAGCATTGATGGATCTTCCTAAATGCTTTGGTACTACAATTGATACTATCCCCAGTCCATCGGCATATTTAGATGTAGATGAAGGAATGAAACAAACATGGAAACAATTGTTAGGACCTAAAACAAAGAAACGTATTGGGTTACTATCTAGTCCAAATAAGGTTGCATTCATATCTCGTTTTCGTAGGATAGAGTTAGAAAAGTTATTGTCAATCATAAATGATGAATATGAATTTGTTAGTCTATCGTATGAGGTAGATGAACAAATTTTAGAGTTATTAGCTAAACACAATGTTAAAACATTCCATGAAAATATATCAGGCTTCTACAATACTGCAGGATTGATTAGCCAACTAGATTTGGTGATATCAATTGATACCGTCATACCTCACTTGTCCGGAGCACTTGGCATACCCACATGGGTAATGTTAACTGATTATGGATGTGATTGGAGATGGTTTATGAACCGCAATGATAGCCCATTCTATAATTGTATGAGGTTATTCCGTCAAACAAATGGTACATGGGATAATGTACTAGAATCTATAAAGTTAGAACTACAAAATTTAGGTTGACATAAATTCGTTTCCTGTGCTATAATATGCATTATGAAACGAAAAATCTTATCTTTTACTATTGAACAGCCCAAACATCGGGCTCATAGAGTGTTGTTTTCTAGCAACACTCCGTTCAAACCCAAGGTCGTACAGTCCAAGAAAGGTATGTACGTTCGTAAATCCAAGCATCCAAAACTCAACGAAATTTGACAACAAATGGTGTTGGGTATATAATAGAGTCTTATTCAGTCAAAAGGAGTTCAAATGAACATCAAGCAAATTAATACTGCTATCATGCAGGGTGACTTCACTAACGAAGAATTGAATAGCATCGGTGATGCAATGCGTTTTGCCCGTGCCCAACTAGTGGTACGAAACAAATCGGCATTGACGATCGGTTCCAATGTGAAATTCACAAGTTCAACCCGTGGTACAATCTCCGGCGTTGTAAAGAAAATCAATCGCAAATTTATTATTGTTGATTCCTCTAAGCCAGGTTCATTCATTAATAATGTTTGGAGAGTTCCCGCTAACATGTTGGAGGTATTGTAATGAGTAAGATGGCTAACTTATATATGGAGATTGAGGAAATGCTTGAGAAAGGCACACATCCTGCGACAATCTCCGCGGTACTTGATGTGCCGGTGATTTTTATCTATGATGTAGTGGAATCTATTGAAGGCCAGACTGAGGAATTTAG